TTTAACATGCCAGCTGGCTTTGGATTTGGTGGTTGTTGACTACCTTGCTCACTATCTCGTCGTGAGTCTAATAACTGCCAGTTATCAATCATAATCTTTACTGATTGCTGTTTTACGCCTTCTTTATTAACGTATTGATCAAGTTGGATCTTGCCAACAATGCCAATTAAACGTCCTTTTTGTGCATATTCTGCAAGTGCATCACCCTGCTGCCCAAATGCAGTACAGCTAAAGAAATCGGTTTCTTTTTCTCGACCCTTGCGGTCTACTGCAACACGGATACTACAAACTGATTTACCGCCTTGAGTCTGTCGTGACTCTGGATCTGCCACCAACCTACCAACAATAGTGCACTGATTAATCATTACTCTCTCCAATATGGTATTTTTCAAACGCTTTTGTAGTCACTGGCAATGCTTCCCGTAAAACATTCCAGCAGTCTGTTGCAATTTCACGATGCTCAACTTGTGTGTGATGATCCATACGCACACGACAATAATGCAACCAATCACGCACAGTGCCCTTCATGTATAAGCGCGTACCAACACACATTGGCAACACCATTCTGGCTGACTCTAGCGCTACACCGGATTTAACTAGATCATCATATGCTCGAATTGCTATAAGAATTGGAGCTAATGCCTTGTTGTTCATCTCTAATTGCGTTTCTTGATCCTCAAAAAGTACGCTACCCTGCCTGTTCGTGCTACCCTTACGTCGCATTGATGGTAAATCTAATTCAATCTTGCTTGGGTTTGCATACCTTTGACTAAATTCCTGAAAGTTAAAGCTTCTATGGCGCAGTATTTGCGCAGAAATAGCCCTAGATGTGTATATTTCCATTACTACATCAACCATTTGAAATACAGACCAGTGATCTTCTTTCATGCAGTAGTTAAGTAATCGCTCATAATCAGGATTATCTTCATTATTTGACGACACTCTTGCCAAATGGATCATGAATTCTTCAGCATCAGGCTGAATATACTTAAGTGTTGCTGCCATTTTTTCTCCATACCCCAGACGGGACTTGAACCCGTACACCTTGCGGTAACAGATTTTAAGTCTGTCGTGTCTACCGTTTCACCACCGGGGCTAACGGTGTATTGTATCATCATGTAATACATGACACACTAGCAACTACACGCTTCCATTTACTTGGGTCAGTCTTTGTTGCGCTCGGCATCGATATCTCCTTTATACTCTACTATCTCAATGCCATCTAATTGTGACAATCTCCACATGGCGTAATACTTTGGAATACTCTGCTTGTCTAGTTCATCATCAGTTATATTGCGGTCTTTGCACCATCTACGGAAATTTAAATAACTCCCATAGTCAGTAATTTTTTGATAAGTAAACATAATCCCACTTGAAATTATGATTCCTACAAGGACTGACTCAAGGTGCATCTGCGATAATAACTGTTGCACGTATTGCCTTCTTTGTTGATTTTGTTCCGCCAGAGTATGGTACTGCAAGTCCATCTCGGATCAACTGCTCGTTAAGTGTGCAATACCCCTTATCGCTGCGCACAGTGACTAACCTGCGACCATACTTATCTGCCTTAGCCTCTACTTGGATTGTAAATTTCTCAAGCCTAGCAGAAGCATCATCAAACCAGAACTTAGCTTCTAGCACACACTTTTTTCCTTCAGCTGTAGTTTTCTCTGGTGTATCAATTCCGTGTAATCGGCAATGTTGATCAACGAGCCAAATGCCAAAGCCTAGATCGATATCACAAACAAAAGTATCGCCATCAATAGTTCGTTTGTATTTGATTCCATATTCGTACATTACTTTTTCATCCCCATTAAATTGCTCATGCGTGGGCGTTTAGCGTCATTAAACTTACGTATATCTTGATCCATAAATTGATGAATGTATGCTTCAGCTTTTTTAGCTTCCGCATCATTTTTATAAACAGGAAATTCTCTTCCAGATCGTTTAGCATTATTAAAAATCTCGTCTGGTGTATCTAAAACTCGCATTTTACCTTTTGCATTTTGCCCATATGTTGGAAGAATTTGTGTAGTAGGATCTGTTGCATCTTTCCCTACTCCCATACGTGTTCCGTAAAATGTAGTTATATCTCCGTTGCCACGATCCATATATCTACCTGAGCTAAGTACATCTCTATGATACTTAAGTACATTTTGCTCACGAACAGTTAGTGGTCTAAATGTCTGTACGCTTGGCTTATCCATAATTACTTTACGTTGTTTCCCTTACTTTTATTTGAGCCACCTAAAGCAGATTTACCGTAGTCATTGGAATCATTTTTAACTCCTAATAACTCGCGATGAAATCGTGCTCTTGTATGTCTATCACTACCTGATTTTCCACGTGCCCACTGTTCATTGTCAGCTTGCATTTCTGTTTTTAAATTTTTAGACATTACACGCGATATTGGTTCTTGCATTTTTTTTTCTACGCCGCGAATGGTTTGTGATAAAGCACCGCCTACCATAGGAAAGCTAGAAATAGTTTTATGAGCACTTGGCGTTAATGAAGTTGGAATACCACCGAGAAAGTTATTGTCTCGCTTTGCTGTGTCAATTATATTTTTAATTTGACTATCAGACATACGGGTCATGTTCTTGCTAAATCTTGCGTTAGGTGTTTGCGGCATAATGATACTCCTATGCCATTATAGCAAAAAAGACCAGCGTGACAGGGCTGGTCTTTTCCGTTTGCAGAGTACGAATTTGTCGGGCAGAAGAGGAGTTTTCTGTTTCCTTCAAAGCTCACCTTTCGGTGGCAAAAATATAATACCACCACACAGTAGAAAGAGTAAGGTCTGTGTGGTGGCATCATCCCCAGTACGTTTACATGCATGGGGGACTCCTACTGCTGGGATCGAACCAGCGACCATCCGGTTAACAGCCGGATGCTCTACCGCTGAGCTAAGTAGGATAACAAACTATTCTATGACTCCTTTGAGCCACTGGACAACTCGATCTGGGCAAGGTAGGTCAGGTAGTGCGTTATTGCACTTCTCACGAACCAACTCCGATTCCGTTTCCCCGCGTAGTTTTCGATACTGGCTAACATCTCCGGTGTTAGGCGTAGTACCAACATCGCTGGAAAGTTTAATGGCCTGATCCGCTTGGGATTGTTCTTCATGTTGTGCTCCCGGCAATAGGTTTTTACACACACTAAGTACAGTGTCTGCATAGTCAGTGTTTTTTGTAATTGAGTATGCTAAAAACCAAAGTGCCTTTAATACATCGTCGTCGTAATTGGAACCGCTTTTTTTGCCAGCCCTTGCAATATAAGCAAGAGCCGTAAAAAGATACCTGTCAAGGTTCCAAGCATCAGCTGCGTGTACAGGCTGCAGTTTATTGTCGTTGTAATACGCCATACTATACTCCTGTAGATCCAAATCCACCAGAACCACGTTCAGTTTCAAACAACGATCCGGACTCAACCACTACAGGTTCACACATACACACAGGAGCAATAACAAGTTGTGCTACTCGCATACCGGGTACGAACACAAAGGTATCAGAACTCATATTCTTGATAATCACCTTTATCTCACCGGTGTAATCGGCATCAATCGTACCGGGGCTATTTAAGACCACTACACCGTGTTTATATGCCATACCACTACGAGTACGCACCTGTGCTTCATAACCCTCGTCTAGCTTGATTTTCATACCTGTAGGCACTAATGCAATCTGGTCAGGCCGTACAGGAATGTTCTTCTCACCGATGTACTGTAAATCTATACCCGACGCTTGCTTTGTAGCGCGTCGTGGATCAAATAGATACTTACTAATGCTACTACCGCAATAAACAATTTCAAGGCGATCCACTACTCCGAAACCTCAATCGTAGTTACGATGCTGTCTAACGCCATCATGAGAAAGTCAATAACAAAACGAGCTGGAATCTTTACACCATCATTGCGCAAATTAGCACAATGCTGAGCAGCTTCAACAAGCGATAACTCAGACTGAAATACAGGCACATTACCCTCATCCTTGCGCTTTACAGTAACGGAGTACCCATGCTTTACACTCTGCTGTACGGTTACTTCACTGTCATTACCCTGTGTCAACAAAAACATAGCACACCTCAATATATGTATAACATATGGTACCACGATTGTATGGGACCCATTTTTCTACGGGGAGAAAGTAGTTTCTCCGATGGGAGAAATAGATAATATAGTAGAGAGACTATATGCGTCGGAGTCACATTCTAAGCGACTGAGCGGGGGTAGGGGGTTGCCACATGGGGGGTAGGGGGGTCTTTTCCTAGGGAGCATCTAAGCGGCTTGCCAGCTTTTGTATACCATGTGTGTAGCCGACGCTCCTTGCGTTCGCTACAGGGTGTGCAGGGTGTAGCGTATACACCTTGCGCACCTTTTTGCTTTATACGCGCTTTTTGTTTGCTGTTTGTTTGCTGTTTGTATCACATAAGGAGTTTATTACAATGAGTACACTACGCATTCGGTTTATTGACTTGGTATCGGAGATTCGCGACGCGTTCCCTGAAACACCGGTAGCATACCGCGCACGGATGATGGTGGATGCCGCTACGTCACCTGATAGGCCTGTCTCCCGCTGGGCTAAGCACAGCAATCGCGGTGCTGTCCCTACCACATGGAACACTGATATCGCTATCAGTGACCTGCGGAACACTATCAGTCTTGCGCACCGTGAAGGCTACATCGACAATGATGACTTTACGGCGTTCGAGGAAGTCATCCTTGACTACCGTGATGAGACACGTCAAGAGAGAGTCGTGGATGCCATGACAGAGTTGCAGAAGGCTCTGCGACGTCAGGCTCGTATCAACCGGAAGGGCTAGTACCTTCCCCCCTACCCAGTACAAGATGCTGGGTAGGGATTTTTTTAGATAGTTTTTTTTGAGTTTACAAAGGAAAAAGAAAAATGGAAGAATGTTTTGTGTGTGATGCGTTGTATACGCTTGCCCTTGATGACAAGCACATTGATGTACCTGTCACTGCTATGTGTACAGAGGGACAGGCTTTCGAGTATGTCTATGAGGCATACAAGAAACTGTGTGAGGCGTGTAACAAGACGTCTTCTCTTAGCCGGTTCGCAAAGTTCTTTGCGTTCATTGGTAACGACAAGAAGATGATTGAGATTGATGGCATCTGGATCTTTTGCCACAACGTGGAACACGGCTTCTACTACACCACTGCTGAAGTCACTATCAATCGGTGATGTTCTTTGGGGTGCGTGGAATAACCATGCATCCCTAAGAGGTTTACCTCACGTCTGTCACATAGGAGTTTAGTTATGAAAGTATATAAGTTTGGAACAACGTACGTCACAAGTAATGACGTCTTCGTAGGAATGTGTGTCATCTGTATCTTTCTGCTTGGTGCTATTGCGTACCAGACAGGAAAGCGGATGGACGCTGAGCTTCGTGTTGGGAGGCAAGCACAGATGTTGGAAATAGCCAACGACAAGTTGGTTAATGGAGAGGTTACTAAATGAAGACACTCGCATATCGTGGTTGGCGCATGGTTAATGGTCGCAAGCGTTTTGTAACCATCAACTTTCTTGGTGGGCATTCTTTTGAATTCAAGATTGGATTCATCATGCCACAGACACAAGTTGCACATTACATGTGTGACGGGTCATTCAATGACTTTGCTGATGCCACACTTACGTGGATGTAATGTTTGGATGGATGGGAGGCGCAAGCCTCCCCTTTTAAAGGAGTTTATTATGAAAGATATATCTGTATCGTATGTCGGGAACATCGTTTCCGAGTCCGGCAAGCTGGACATTCAAGGCAACATAAAGAACATGCTTCTTGATGTGTTGTACAAACGCACCTACTTCCATTCGATTGTGAATGGCAAGCCGTACACAGACCAGTACGAGCAGAGTGATGCTCGTATGTATTTCCAGTGTGGCATGGTGTGCGCACTGAAGAATGAATGGAATGAAGCACTAGCGTGGTACACGCTTGGCTCACGTTGTTTCACCGACTCCGCAGTCATCTACGACAGCATGTCGGACACGCAATGTGATTACAATCACATCACCGAAGCGTACGATGTGCAGGTTGGTGGTTGGATCAATACCATGTACGGATCCAAACAGGAACTGATCAAAGTTGCTGACCTGATGGTTAGTGACCTACATAATGCAGACATGACCGGAAACGATGTTGCCAACAGGATGAATGTCCTGCGCGATGAATGGTTTATAGTTGTTGCTGCAGAGCGAGAACAGATTGCAGCCAATGAAGCTGCGATAGCGGAGTTTCGTGCGTCAATTGATAACTACGTGGAAGGAGGTGAGTAATGGATAAAAAGTACGATAGAGACTGCACAATTGCAGTGATTGTTAATTTGATTCTTTTGCTGTGGTTTGCTGCAGCAATTGTTAGTCCACTGTTTTTAAAATAAGGAGTTTAAAAATGAAATATGCCTTTTTACTGTATGCCCTCTTTGTTGAGGGTGGTGGTGTAACCACACGACAACTCATCGGTTCTACAACTGATGAGGAATACACACAGTATGAGCACAAAGAAGGAACATTCGTTGTGCATGCTGATGAAAACGACAACCTATGGGTGTTGTTGTTTGAGGACATTGATCACGCTGAACGTGTGGTCCGTGACTACTTTGATGACACTGGTGATTGGGCACATCCAAAGCTCACCACTGTCGAGGGTCTTGACTACGAACAGAATGTACGGTTGTACCGTGCTGATGGTAGTTGGGAAGACGTCACAAGGCAAGACTATCTCGCCAACTGTATGTGATGTTTAGGGAGGGGTTAAAAATTACACCCCTCTAATTTTTACAGGGGGGAGGGGTCAGATACTACCCCCCTCATATATTGAATAACAATCAATGTAATACATATAATACATCTGACACAAGGAGTTTAGATATGAGCAAGTTAGTATGGACACAGGCAAGCATTGACGCACTCACTGATGAGCAAAAAGCGTCACTCGTCAAGGCGGGTATTCTGACCATTGAGAATACCAAGGCAGAAGAACAGTTGTGGGAAATAGCACTCGTGTTGCTTGACCGCACATTCATTGCGCAGTTGTGTGGTGTCAAAGTATCAACACTGAACACATACATGTATGACCCATACCGTAGCGTCAAACTAAAAGAAAAGCTGTTTGAGATTATGGGTAATCAAATTCATCAACGTGACATTGCTATTGTTCACCGCATTTACAAAGCGTTTAACAAAACAAGTAATGAGATTATGGAGAAAGAAAATGCCTCTTAGTATTGGCGATCGTGTTCGCAATCTACGCCGCCCCGATGTTATCGGGGTGGTTACTTCTTTAGATGCACCAAATAACCAATGGTGCTCACGCATTGAAGACCATCGAGTTATTGTGAGATATCCACGAATCACTATGAAATCAAATGGTCAATGGAAAGGTGGTGAACTAGACGAATTACCAACTGATCTTCTCCGCACGGGAGAACAAGCTCATGTAGCTTTTGACACATTTAAACGCTCTAGTAACACTGCGAGCACTGTTGTTGGTCGCATGATTACAAATGATCGACGAAGGCGAAGAGTATGACAATAATCGTTGGATGCATACTTATGGTAATTGCATCCCTTATATATCTTGTAAGTTGGTTTTTTAAAGCTGTTTGGTCAGCACAAGAAAGAATAGACAATGAATAAAACAATAATTGCTCCAAGTCTGTTAGCTCGTAATGTAATCAAAGCGTACGAACTAGCTAACACACAAATCGTAAACGTAGAGTTTCACAATACAGAAAATGGTCGATCGAAACATCGCTCTATCATCAACGGAACACTTGAAGTCAGATTACACATGCATTACGAACATATGTCATCCGCTGTGTACAACGTAATGATTCAAATACATGATGGCAAATGGGTGTTGACTACAAATGGCTACCTTGATGAAGTCAACGTTGAATACTCAAATGAGACAGTAACACTGACATACGATTACCTTGACCTCAAAGAATGGATAAATAACTTTGTTGGTACTGTTTATCAACTTAAAGTTGCAGAAGTACACGGATTCGTAGTTATCCCTTAGTTAGTTGTGAGGGATGCGCCTCACTAACAACGCATAGAAAGAATAAATACAATGAGTACAGAGGAAAAAAAAGTTGCCTACTGGAAGTGGGTCAACGATATGGTTTTTATAAACATGATGGCAAACATGGGTTTGCCCAAAAAACTTAAAAGTGATTTTCAAACCGAGCTTCCAGATACTGATGATGTAGAAACACAGTATCAATTCATGCTCAATTACAACACCAACAAAGCACAAGAATTTAACCGTCAACGTGCAGAACTACGAGGATATTAATATGACCGACCTTACACACTACAGGACCATTATCCTGCGCTTTGCTTACCTCCACATCCATCCGGGTGGTGGCATTGGCGCAATGATTATGCTCAAGCCCGGCTTTGAAGAGAAGCTCGATCATATTGCACAGGCTAATCTGGTTGAGTTACTCAGGTTTGCGAATGCTCATGTACCTCATGACACGAGAAACTCACAGGGATTCAATGACTGGCTTGGTGAAGAAGCAAATATGTTTGAGAAAGAATCCTATAACAAATGGGTGTCGGCAATCACACCAATGCCGAGACCTACACCAGCAGGATGGGAGGAGGTAGACACTAGTGCCTAGATATACCTATCACAATCAGAGTTTTGACTTTCAGGGCCGAGCAATCGGCCCTGTTGGTGTCTTTAAGAATGCTACCGTTGCTGCAGCAGTGGCTCGCTCGTTTGTCTACATACATCC